ATCTGGTATTCAGATGGATTGCGAGACATATGGTAATATATTACCATTTGATAATGCAAACTATGGAAATAATACAGGAGATATTACAATAATAACAAGTACTCCTCATAATCTAGATATTGGTGATTCTATTAAGGTTGTAGGACTTGAATTTCAGAATCCTCTTACTTTGGGAATCTCTACTTTTGCTCCACCTGATGGAAGTCTACCTAGCCTCAATCAGTATAAAGTAAATGGAGTTAATAGTCCTTTTGAATTTACATTTAATGCTGAATCTAACCTTGGACCCCTTCAGTGGTTAAACACAGGTACATTATCAGTTGGTATTACAACAAATATCTTCCCTGGTAGTGCTCAAAATTCACCTGCAGGAAGTTTCTTAAAAATCGTAGATACTCCTACTTTAGATAGTTTCACTGTAAATATTGGAATTTCATCTATTGTTCATAACTATGTAAGAGGTGGACAAGCTCAACCTGGTATCACAACTGATATATTCCCTGATGGAACACAAGGTGATTATTTTGTTGTTCAAGAAGTAGAAGATGATGATACCTTTATTATTGATGCTGGAATTTCTACAATTGCTCACATTTATAACAGCGGTGGCTTTGCATCTAAATATGCAACTTACCAATCAAAATTACCCCAAGTAATTGATACATCTGTTATTCGTGTAAGTGGCGATTGTGTTAAGGTAGCTGCGAAGGTAGATGAACTTGCGGGAATCATAACTTCAATTATTGAAGAAGGACCTGATATTGCTCCTGGTGGTAAAATTCTTTCTGTTAGGAATGCTGTATACAATACAAATCTTCAAACATTATCTATCACAACTAATGAATCTAATAGTATTGAACAAGATAATTTAGTTAAGATACAAAATATTTTACTAGAGTATGAAAAGGATGGTGAACTCATCCAACAATTCTTCCCCAATAATGATGAATTCTTATATAATGTTCAGCAAGTTCTTAATGATAATACATTTGTAATTGATGCTGGTATTGGAACAGAATCATTTACATATGTAAATGGTGGTTCAGTTTCTCCAGGAAGAAGATTTAATGTGGATGAAGCCACATATAATGCGAATACTAAAACTTTATCAATTAAAACTACATCTGAAAACTACTTTGTTAAAAATACTGTAGTTAATGTAAATGATATTGTTCTAAACGGAGATAGTGGTAATGTATTAGTTAGTGGTAATTTTAATGTAAATAAAATTATTAGTGCTAATGAATTTGTTTTAGATACAGATTTAGGAACTGATAATCTTAATTATGTAAGTGGTGGAACTGTTGCGAGTGAATTTGCTCAACAGGAAACAGAAGGAATTAACCTAAGAACTAGAATAATTAGAAGTGATGTAAACCGTGTATTCTTAGCTATAGCACACGATATTAGTCGTGGTGGTAATTGGAAGTGGGTTGAACAAGCTAAGAGAATTCGTGAAGAAATTGAATTGTCTCCAATTCAAATTAAAAATTATGTAACAACATTAGACAATTCTATTAATATTGCAAGATGTATTATTAATAATGTAACTTGGGGAGGTGTTCCTCGTGGTTACTTTACTAAGCGCCAAAGAAGAAGAGTAGTTCTTCCTCCAAATACTAATCCTGTAATTAATTTGTTAAGTGATAATAGAAAGTTTGAGATTGGAAGGGATGTACTTATTCCTCAAACACCTAATTCTGTTGTTAGATTCGCTGTACCAGAACAATATGGTCAATTTACAACTGAACAAAAACAAGTTGTAGCATTTGATTATAATAGAATCACTGGTATTGCAACTATTGAGACCAGTACTAGTCATGAACTAACTCAATATAATGCAATTAGACTTGATGGTCTTGAATTTAATTGTTCTAGAAGCCCTGGAATTACAACCACTATATTCCCTGATGGAACTCAAGGAGACATTTTTGAAGTTATTGATGTTATTCAAGATAATCTTGAATATGTAATTAGTGATGGAGATTATAATAATGTAACTGGAGAATTTGTTATCGAATCTCAAGGTGCTTTTGATAATATTCCTGTGGGCTCTTTAGTTAAATTGAATGGTATTATCTTTGATTGTACTTCTAGTGGAGTTCCTGGTCAAACTACCTATCCTGATAATCCACTTTATAAATATAAGATTTTAGAAAAGAGAGCTCCGAATCAGGTTGTAGTAAATGTAGGTATTTCAACAATCGCTCATGAGTTTGTTCCTGGTTTTGGATATACTATCCAAGAAGATCCTACTAAATTTACTGCTCATGTAGGTACTGTAGATTTCGATCATACATATGTGGGAGGAGGAACTGTATGGAGAAGAGCACCTTTCTCAGTTCCTTCTCAATACTCTCAAGTTAAAGATTTGAGTATTCAAGATGACCTTGACCAATTCTCTAATGCAACGCCTGCTGCATGTAGAAATGTTCAAAGTGCTATTGAAAATTGTATTGGTATTGTTACTACAATTTTAGAAAATGGATTTGAAGCGTCTGGTATTTCAACTCGTTATCCTGGTAACGATGGTAGGGGTGTTGATAATATTGAATTAATGCCTTCTCAAGGTGTTGGTAATATCACTAAAGGTCCATACGTAAGAAATTGTACAAACTTTGTTCCCAAGTCTGTTGGAATGAGAATGGATGGTTTCGATGCTGAACCTGGTGATGAAATTCCAAATGGTGTTCAAGGTTCTTCTAACGTTGACTCCTTCACTCAATTCAATCCCGCAGGTATTGGTTGTTCAATCTCTAACGGAACTTATCAGCAGCTTGTATCTATCTTCACCATCTGTTGTGATGAGGCTATTGCTTGTGACTCTGGTGCTCAGCTTGACTTAACTAACTCCAACAGTTCCTTCGGACGCCTAGGACTAGTGGCTCGTGGTATTGGAGATTCACGTTCAAGATGTATTGATAGATATACTGGATTTGTTGAAGAGACTGCCTCTATTGAGCAACCAACTATAGTTGTTGGTAATCTTGGTGAAAAACGTCCATATGATGGTCAGGGAATCTTTATTGGTGAACTTTTCCGTTTCGTTGTAAGTGTGGAAGTTACTGATCCTGGTTCTGGTTATGACCCTGATAGAGAGCCCTTTGTTCAAATTGATTTACCAACTGGACCTAGTGGAATTAGAGCTGAAGTTCTACCAATTGTAAGCCCTGAAGGACAAATTACTTCTATTAATATTATTTCTACTGGCTCTCAATATAGGGCAGTTAATCCTGGAATCTTTATCGATCCTCCAATTGAAGAAGGTGGTAGACAAGCTAAGGCAAAGGTAATTACCGAACCTTTCTATTATAATGTTCTTGAAGCTACTGCCCCAGAAGAAGGTACTTCTGTAGTTACCTTCAAACAGCAACTAAATAATACGGTGTCCGTAGGAACGACTGTATTCTTCTCTAGATTAAGTCTTCAAATTGCATCTTCTCATTCCTTTGAATATATTGGTGCAGGCAACTCAATCGATGGAGCACGACCTTCTCAAGGTGGCGTTCCTATTAAAGAGAATGAAGTTGTTAAGGAAGACGGTGGTGAAATTGTTTACACCTCTACGGACCAGGCGGGCAACTTTAACATCGGTGATGAGCTAGTCATTAATCAGTTTACTGGAACAATTGTTGGTAGATCCTTCGATCAGTCGGTGCTAAATAGAGTAACGCCACTAATCATCGCACTAGACAGCTAAAATCATGGCAGCAGTAGCTCTAAATACGTTCCTCACAGTGCGTCATCTGGTTACAGATAGCAATGTGGGGATTTACACATCACCTATCGGTGTTGCTTCAATTGTACTATATGCTCAAGCGACTAACATTGACCCAAATGGTGATGTTAGATTTGTGACTCTATCTCATGCTAGACCTGGAGAATCTCCACTAGATTTTGAGGTAGCAAGAAATGTTCCTGTAATCGCCCAGGATACATTAAATCTTCTTTCTGGTAGACTTGTACTAGAAACTGGCGATGAATTAAAGCTTTCAGGAGATTCGACCGGAAATGTGAAGGTTGTGCTCTCTATCCTAGAAACCGCTAAGAGTTAATAGGTTAACGTTCACATTCTAATAAAGTAGGTCAATGGCTCTAGAATTTCTTAATAGTCGTGTATCTTTCCTTGGTGTAGGTGTTCCGGGTTTCTCTACATCAGGAAATCAAGTATTGCGAGTAAATGGTGGTCTTGGTGTAGACACCACTTCTTTAAGAGGGCAAGTTGACGTTCCGCAAATAAGTATAAGAGGTGAACTGATAGATGCTGCTCAAGAGACGGGCGGTTTAGGATATTTTTTAAGTCAAGATATTGAAGGAGTAAAATGGGCTAATGTTAATCCATTAATTCCTTTTTCCATCTATGTTTCTCAAGATAATGTACAAGTTGGATTAAGTTCTTTTACTGGATTAAATTTCTTTACTCCCGGAGAGCCAGGAGTACTTACAGTAAAACCAGATGAGCTTAATCCATCTATTGCTAGAATTTCATTAGATGTAAGATTTAGTAAAATTAGTGTCGAGAATCAAGCAGGCACTGGTACTAATTTCTTTATTGCAACTGGATTTGGTACTGATGGTACATATGCTTCTATACCTGGTTATGGAACCAGTGAAGCTGTAGGACTTGTTTCAATTGGTATTGGTACAAATCGACCAGTTGCTGATTTACAGGTTGGTGTTGGTTCTACTGGTGTTGAAATATTTGGACCAGAAGGTAGACTTAATGCAGAGATTATTCAAACTAAATCTCTAGAAGTAGACGATAATTTAAGAGTTAATTCTTTAATTGTTGACCCTGGTATTGCAACTTTTATTGGCTCAGTATTTGCCGAAAACCAGGTATTTATTTCAACATCTATTACAAACCAAGGTATTGTAACAGGAAACTTTACAGTTGGACCGAGCACAGAAAATTTCTTTGGAACAATAAGACCCGTTGGTGGAGACTCAAGTCTTGGTTTTACAACAATTGGTTATACAAATAATTTATTTCCTCCAGAGGGAATTGTTGGTTTAGGAACTACTGGACCTGCATTAGTTGTTACTGGTGTTAGTACCTTCAACGGTCTTGTAACAACTAATTATGATTTATTTGTTGGTCATGATTTATTTGTTAAAGGTACACAATTTATTGACCAACTTAATACCAACAATTTACAAGTATTTGGTATTGCTACTATTAGTCAAACTGAAGGTGTTGGTGCATCCTTTACACAATTATATGTAAGTGGTATAACTACTCTTACTGATTTTAATTTTAATATTGGTTTTGGTACAACATTCAGTGCTCGTACTGGTTTCTTTACTGATGCAGATATTGGAATCGGTACGATAGGTTTTAGTTCTATTACTGATGCAGATATTGGAATAGCAACAATAGGTTTTGGTTCTATTATTGATGCAAATATTGGAGTAGCAACAGTAGCTTTTGGTTCTATTACTGGTGCAAATATTGGAGTAGCAACAGTAGGTTTCGCTACTATTGGATTAGGAACAACTGGTTCTGGTGCATATTTTGTAGGAATTAATACATTTGATAACGGAGCACCAGGTTCTGATACTAATGTTGGATTCAGTACATTTACAAATGACTTATATGTAGGTAATGATTTTTTTGTAGGCGGAACACAGGATATTGATACCATAAATGCTAGAAATATATTTGCTAGTGGTATTGGTACTATTGTTAATCTTGTTTATGATGTAGGTATTGGTACTACAACTGTAAGTAACAATTTAATTTTTAATGTTGGTGTTGGCACAACTCTTAATGTAACAGGTGTAGCATCTCTTGGTTTTGCAACTATTACTGAAGCATTCCTTGGACTTGCAACAGCAAAAAGAATAGATGCTGATTTTATTAAAACTCAAGACCTAGAAGTAGTCGGAACTGCTACTGTTGGTTTTGCTACAATTAGAGATTCTTTTACTGGAATTGCTACAGTAGGTTTTGCTAGTATTGGATTAGGAACAACTGGTTCTGCTGCATATTTTGTAGGAATTAATACATTTGATAATGGACCAGCAGGGTCTCCTACTAATGTTGGATTTAGTACATTTACAAATGACCTATATGTAGGTAATGATTTTTACGTAGGTGGAACACAGTTTAATAGGGACTTAGAAGCTGTAAATCTATTTGTTAGTGGTATTGGTACTATTGTTAATCTTGTTTATGATGTAGGTATTGGTACTACTACCAGAACTGAAAAACTTGAATATGGATTTGGTATTGGTACTAACTTTGATGTAAGTGGTATTCTTACTGCCCAAAATATAAATGTAGGTGCTGGTACATTTAGAGACTTTTTACGCGCTAGAGATGTAAATATTGGCGGTGCTGCTACTATTACTAGAGCTAATATTACCAATCTCTTTGCTATGGATGCAGGGATTGATAACCTTAATGTTAGAACTGGTTTTGCAACTTTCTTTCAATTTACTAATACAGATACAACTGGTATTGCAACGATAAAGGAAGCTGATGTTGATTTTATTGATGCTGAAAGAGCAAATATTGGTATTTTAACTGTAGATAGTTATTTAAATGTAACTGCAGGTGCAACTTTTACACAAAGAGTTGATATTGAAAATTTTGCAGATATTAATCGAGAGTTTGTAGAAGATTCTAATATTGATGAATTACAAGTTAGACAGGGTGTTGCTACAAACTTTGCTGTTAGAGAAAAATTAACCTTCCAATCTGGAATAGGAACAGAATTAAATATCAGTGGAGTTGCTACTATTGCGTTTGCAACAATAACAGATAGTTTCTTAGGAATAACAACCGTTGGATTTATGACGGTTGGTACTAGTACTCTTAATGCACCTAATTATTCTTTATATTCAATTGGTACTGCTTTCTTTGATGCTGGGGCATCTGGTAGAGGAAATCCTAATATTGGTGTTGCATTAACAATTCGTGGTGATCTTTTTGTTGATGGTGATGTAGATGTAACAGGAAACATTAATATTCCAAGTTTTGATGTAGAGGATCTATCGGTTGGTGTAATTACTGTAAGACGAAGAATTGATGCTAGAGGAGAGCCTTCCAATACTGGTATAGCTAGTTTTAGTGATGTTATTATTGAAGATAATTTAGAAGTACAGGGAATTACTACACTAGGTGATAAAGATACTGTAGGAGCTTCTGCAACTTTCTATCCTACCGGAGAGGTATTTGTAGGAGGCATTTCTACATTTAATAATGTAGTTACATTTAATAATAATATCTTTACTCCTGATGATGATACTTTACCAGGAATTGTTACTCTTGGTAGAGAAGATCGTAATGTTGGATTTGTTACAGTAAGAAGTAACTTATTTGTTAGAGATACAGCCACTATTGATACTACAGTTACGAAAAATTTAAATGTAACTGGTATAGCCACAATTGCACAATTAGGTTTTAATACAGGATTTGGTACTGATTTTAGAATTAGTGGAATTACAACTTTAGGATTTACATCAATTGGACCAGCTCCCATAGGTTTGGGAACCAGTGGAGCAGCTTTGTTTGTAACTGGTATTTCATCTTTTACTGGATTTACAACTTTTAGAGGAGATGTATTCATTACTGGTAAGTTATTTGTTGATAATGAGCTAGTATTTAAAGATTTAGAAACCGAAACATTTAGAGTAACTGGATTTGGTACTGCTAAAAACTTCCAAATTTCAAACCTTAAAGTTGGATTTGGTTCAACTGAACCTGGTATATCTACATTCGTTGGTTTTGCTACATTTGGTTCTGAAAATAATCTTACTGGAACAGGTTATTCTCAAAGAGCATCATTATATTCAACTGGTATTAGTACATTTGCTGGTATTGGTTCCTTTATTGGTACAGAAGGAGATGGGGCAGTAACAGCCTTTGTATACATTGATGGTGATTTGGAGGTTAATGGTAATCTAGATATTCCTAATCTTGATATTGACGATTTAACAGTTGGAATTCTTACTGTTAGAAGATTTATAGATTTAAAAGGTAATTTTATTGCAACAGAAGGTGCAGGTATTGTAACCTTTAATAATCCGGGTGGTGTTGGAATAGTATCACTAACTTATAATGTTGGTGCTGGTACTACTGCACGAATAGGCTTTGCTACTATTACTGACGCTTTTATTGGTGTTGCTACTGTCGGTTTATTATCTGTTACTGATGTTGAAGCTGGAGTTATTACCGCATTTAAAGGTGACTTTAAACAACTTGATGTTGATTTTATTCTTCTTGATGATTTAATCGTTACTGGAGTAGCCACAATTACTACGGGCATACTTACCACTGCTACAATTGATAATGTAGTGAGTAGTGGAATAATTACTACCAAACAATTAGATTTTTCTGATAAAAATACACCTGATGATGATAATTATCTAACATCAGAGTTTGCTACAACTGTTCAAACAACCGGTACTGCGCCTGTACTTCTTGCATCTTTCTCATCTTTACTATATAATTCATTTGAAATTACAATTCAAGGTTCAGAAGGAACTAGATTCCACGCTACTAAATTATTTGGAACATCAAATGCAGATGCAACACCTTCAGTATTTTTCACAGAGTATTCAACTGTGTTCAACGCATCTCCTGTAGGTTCCTTTAATGTAGTGGGTGCTCTCAACGAAATCCAAGTTATTGTTTCTTCAAATACAACCAATCCAACTGATTATGTTGTACGCATAAATGCTACTAGAAGATTCCCATAAGAAGCATTTGAACTCAATATAAATAAATATAATACTTCTTATAGGCATCGGGGGATAGTGAACCTGTGGCGAACCAGAATTTCAGAGTAAATAAAGGTTTAGAAATTGGTCTAGGCACAATTTTTATTGCAGATGAAGGAGGTGTTGGGATAGGCACCACAGCACCTCGTGCTGACCTAGATGTAGTTAAAGACGCACTGATTGAAGTCCTTGGTGTTGGTAAATCTGAAGGCACTGGTTCTATTGGTACTGTATTTCGAGTATACGGTGAATCAGGAATCTCAACTTTTGATGGTGATGTATTTGTTGGTGGTAGATTTTCAGTTGATGGTGATTTAGATTTTGAAGATTTTAAAGCTGTTAATGGAGAAATTACAGGTATTTTAACAGTAGGAGTTGTTACTGCTGGAACTGTTGCAGTAGGTAAAACTTTATCTTTTAATGTTGGTATCGGCACAACCCTTACTGTAACAGGTTTAACATCTCTTGGTTTTGCAAGTATTACTGATGCAAATATCGGTGTTGCAACTATTGGATTTGCTACATTAGGAACTGGTTCAACTACCGGTAGTGGTCTAGCTGTAGGTGGTGTTAGCACTTTTTATGGCGATTCAAACTTTATTGGTTTCTCAAGTTTTACTGGAAGTATCGGTGCTAGTTCCATTAGTGCAGGTGCTATAAGTATAGGCGGAGATCCAGTAGCTACTATTGGAACTGAAAGTGACGCCACATTTAGAAATTTATTATCAGTAGGTATCACTACACTTGGACAAGCAGTTCCTGGTGATCCAAATAGTCCTTTAGCTGGATTAACAACAGGCGTTTTTATTGAAACGAGCACAAGAATTGATGGTAATCTAACCATTACTGGTGCTGTTATTAGTGAAGAAACTGAATTTGAAAATATTTCTGTCTCTGGTATTGCGACAATTGGTAGGGGCAACTTTATTGGAACCGTAGTATTTGGTGGTCCTGAACAAACTGGAGATTTTCCAATAACAAGAACAGGTCCAGCTACTGCATACTTTATTGGAACTGGTAGAGCTGCTATTGATTTTCAAGGTTCAGTTGGTATTGGCTCTACTTTAATTCTTACTGATAGTTTACAAGTTGGTGGCGCTCTTACAGTATCTGCGGGAGCCACTTTCTATCAACCTGTTGATTTTGTAGCCATTAATGTAAGAAAAGATGATGCAGGTCAGCTTGGAATTGCTACATTAGCAACTGCACAAATTGGTACAGCATTTAATAGAACAGTTGCTGGAGTTGGTAGTACTACTTTAATAGTAAGTGGAGTATCATCTTTTATTGGTTTTGCAACATTTAATAATGTATTTGTAGGAACTGCATTAACAGTTGGAAATAATTTTACTGTTGATGAAAATGTAAGTATTGGTGGTACTACTTTATTCAGAGATACAGTTTATATTGGTGAAGTAGACCAAGAGAAAGATATATTAGTTGTTAAAGGTGACGCTAAATTTAACAAAATTTATGCAGAAGGACCTGTTGGATTTGGTTCTAGTGCTGGATTTATTGCTGGTGCAGGTGCAACATTCTTTGGAAATGCCGCTGGTATTAGTTCATATTTAATTGGTATTAATACTGATTCGGCACCTACAAATAGAGAAAACTTATTAGGTTTAACATCACCATTACTTTCTGGTGATATTTGGAATAATCAAGGATTCCTTGAACCTGGAAATCCTGGTCTTGGTTCCACTGCCCCAAGACAATTTATATGGTATGTAAATCCAAGTAATGGTCAAGGGCAATGGATTGATGCTAATCCTCAAAGTACAATTCCACAATTCTCTTTTATTACTAATAATGGTGGTGGTGCAATTGATTGGGCAGAAGAAGTATTTGGTATTTACGGAACTGATGGAATTACAGTAACTGGTGTTGGAAGCAGTGCTACTATTTCATTCGGTGGAGAGGCATTACAAACTGAAAATATTCTTGTAGAACCAGAGGTAGTTGGAAATATTTCTAGTATTACTGTTGGTGCTGGAGCTACATTCTATGGTGATGGTTCAGGTTTAACTAACCTTCCTGGTGGACCTACAGGTGCTACGGGTGCTACAGGTGCTATTGGTCCTGCTGGTCCCCGTGGCTTTACTGGATTTGATGGTCCTTCTGGACCTACAGGACCTGGAGGTGGATTCTTTGTTCTATGGGGAGAAAGAGGAAGCATTGGTGCTAATCAATATCTATCTTTAGGTAATGGACAAAGCAATAATTCTGGTATTTTAATTGAGAGTGATTGCTTATTGAATGCAATTTCTTATCAAAGTGCTGGTACTGGAAATGGTAATGGTATTCTTGAAATTGTAGAATTAGACCCAGTTACTAATGTCGCTACCGTATTGGCTTCGGTAACTAGAACTAATGGTACAAGAGCAGGAACATTTAATGTTGTTCCTCCTGTTGCAGTTGCTAGAGGTACTAGAGTTGCATTGAAGTTTGGTTCTACTACAGCTGGTTTCGCTGCCCCCTTTACGGGATCTGCTACATTTACAGGTGCTGGTGCTCTTGGTGCTACAGGAACTACGGGTGCTACTGGTCCTGCTGGTGTAGATGGCTCAACTGGTCCTACAGGTCCTACAGGTGCAACTGGTGATACTGGTACTAGAATTAGATTAAGAGTCGCTGATATACCAGCTCTAATTGCTTTATCTGCTGGAGGAAATCCATTTGGTCCCGACTCTGCAATTGGTGATGGTGCTATTGTTACTAATGACGGTAGTGGAACTGCTGATGTAGTATATGCTTGGAATGGTGGTAGTACTGGTACAATATCCGACTGGACAAATATTGGTCCTGTTCAAGGTCCTCAAGGAACCACTGGTGCTACTGGTATAGAAGGTCCCACAGGTCCCACTGGACCTACAGGTTCTACTGGAGCTACTGGTCCTGGCGGTGGTATTCAGTTATTGTGGGGTGAAAGAAATGGAGGAGTAAGTTCAGGGCAATTTTATGCATTAGGTAATGGTGCGTCTTCTTCCTCAGCAGTTTTAATTAATGAAGATTGTACTCTTAAATCACTTTCTGTTAATGCACAAAGTAATTTTGGTAGTCCAACACAATTTGTAGTTGTTAGGAATGGTATTGATATTTCCGAATCTATTTTAGATGCTGGTGGTCAACAACGCGCTACTATTGATGATATTAATATTCCTATTAATAAAGGGGATTATATTGGTCTTCGTTGTATTATTCGTAGTGGTGGTTCTGGAACTCGTTCTACATTAACTGCTTTATTCAATACTGCAGGTGCTGTAGGTCCTTCTGGTCCTCCTGGATCTAATGGCTTAACTGGTCCTACAGGTCCTACAGGTCCTACAGGAGTTCAAGGTGCTACTGGAGCAGTTGGTACAGCAATTTTAGGTACACTTCCTGATCTTGCATCTCTTCCTCCTTCTGGAAATATTGGTGAAGGTTATGTTATTACTGATGATGGTTCTGGAACTCCAAATAATGTATATTCTTGGAATGGCTCTTCTTACCAAAATATAGGTCCTGTTCAAGGTCCTGCTGGTCCTACAGGTCCTACAGGAGCTACGGGTCCTGGACTTTCAGTATCTGCTGTTAAAGTACCATTATTAGACAGTAATTCAATTAATAGTGGTGCATTATTTACATACTTTAATTATAATGTAATTGACGCTGACCCAGCTAATACAGATTTTAATATAGGAGGATATGTATTAGCTAATGATGGAATTACCGTTCCTAATACTGGTCTCTATCGTGTAGAAGTAACATATTATATGTTCTCTACTGCACAAAGACCAAATGCAGCTTGTAGATTTGCTATTAATACTGTTGAACAACCTGAAATTGGTGCAATGGGTTATATTAGACAAAATAGTCTTCACGACAATAGTTCTATATACTTATCTGCTCTTTATCAGCTAACTGCAGGTGATGTTGTTAATGTATTATTTGGTAGATTATCAACTGCTGGAACAGTACAGTTATTAGGTGCTAATAGTAGAATGTCTATTCAACAGGTTGGTTCATAAATAAAACATAAGAAGTATATTTCAGATGGGAATTCAAATACAACAAAGCCCTTGGCTCAATAGATTATCGATTGTAGGTCAGTCAACCTCACCATACAGTCCTGAAAAGGTAATTGCTAGCGATACTTCTTATGAAGCAATAGCTATTAGAGCAGAAGCTGTTGGTATTGGATTTAGTATGGTTACGATTACCAATGAAATTGCTTTTAGGATAGATAGTAGTACTGTTACTAGAGAACTAGAGCCTGTTCATTATACTGAATTTGAAGCGGTAGGATTTGGAAGTACTGTTGGTGTAGGATTTACTTCAGCTGATGCCGTTGCAGACTATATTAATAATCTTGCAGCTATTGGTTCTACGGTATTACCTGCACCAAGAAATGATGGACCACAAATTTTAAATTTAAGTGCTGGAAATAATTTTAACTATAAAGCAGATTTTGTTAGAGGTGGTGGTTATTTTTGGACTGCTCTTTCAAGTTGGGCTGAAGTAAGTCCTAATGATGCAAGAGTTGTGTCTGGTATAGCTACAACCGCTACTGGTAGTTATCAGTGGACAGTAGAAGTGGAAAATTTTTACGGTATAACTACTTCTGTAGTAAATGTGAATGTAACTTGATATGGCTCAGATAGAAATTAGTCAAAGTATTTGGAAAAAGAATATTATTATTTTAGGAACTAATTCGGATTCTTCTATAAATCCATCTGAATTTTCTTACAATGGTGAACATCTTAACGCCGTAGGATTTGGTACAGATAAAGTATTCATTGAAAATAAAACTATTCGTGAAGATACTTACGATGGTCACCATCCAGGACCAGGTTTAGGATATACCACATTTGAACTTATGCCGGTTTTATATAGTGAGATTTGTGATGAAGATGGAAATACTTTTTCCACACAGCAAGATGCTATCGATTATATAAATGGTTTAGTTTCATCTGCATCATCTACTTTTCCACATACAAATGTTCCTTTAACTACGAGTGGAACTAAAGATGTAGCTTTTACATATAAAGCTAATTTTGATAGAGGTGTAGAGTATTTTTGGGATGAAGATACTTTCCCCGATGGTATCACAGTATCTAATTTTGATCGTAGAATTTTAAAAATTAATGTTGGTGTAGCTGGAACTTACACACTTGGTTTAGAAGTTGTTAATTTCTTTGCAACTAAATTTGATAATGTTGTAGTAACTATTACTTAATGTTATAATAGATATCTTTAAAATAATCATGTTTACATTATATTCAAAGGTTGGTTGTAATCACTGTGCAGCGATTGAAAAAGTTTTTAAGACAAAAGATATTCCATTTGAAAAGAAACTTCTCAATGTAGATTTTTCTAGGGAAGATTTTATTAATAAGTTTGGTAATACAACTTTCCCAAGAATACTTAAAGAAGATGCTCTTATTGGAGGAGCAAAAGAGACTGTTATTTATTTAAAAGCTAATGGTCTGGTGTGATAAATATAAAAAAGTGAAGCTAGTTTCATAACAAAATGGCTGCAGTTAATTTTCCAACTAATCCCGTATTGGGGCAAGAATTTGAGGTAGCTAATGTTACTTACGAATGGGACGGTGAAAAGTGGATAACTGCAGAAGGTCCAATTTATTATGGCGCTAGTGGTGCTACTGGTGCTCAAGGCATAACTGGTATTCAAGGTGCTCAAGGTTCTGTAATTGGAATTCAAGGACCTCAAGGTATTCAAGGTTTTGAAGGTGCTACTGGAGTAGATGGGGCAAGTGGTTTTAGTTTTACTCTACTTGGTTCTGTAAATGATGAAAATGAACTTTTAGATCCAGTTGTTGTTGGTGTTCCTACGACTGGTGATACTTGGGTTGTTCAAAATCAATTAAATCCTGTTGGTTTATGGCTCGGTGGAGAAGGAGCAGTATTTAAAGGCACAGGTGAAACTGGGTTAGATGCTTGGAGAAATGTCGGTCGCTTAAGAGGCACTCAAGGTATTCAGGGTGTTCAAGGTATTATAGGACCACAAGGAGTTCAAGGTCTTCAAGGCATTCAAGGTCCTAGCGGACCACAAGGCATCCAAGGTACTGATGGTGATTCTGTTCAAGGTTCACAAGGTATTCAAGGTGTCCAAGGTATCCAAGGTGAAGCAATTCAAGGTACTCAAGGAACCGAGGGCAATGCTACTCAAGGTGCTCAAGGTCCTCAAGGTATCCAAGGTAATGATGGTTCTCAAGGTGTTCAGGGTGATTTTGGACTTCAGGGTATTCAAGGATTAAGAGGAACTGCTGGTTTTATTGGTGCTCAAGGTACTCAAGGTATCCAAGGTACTGACGGTGCTCAAGGTACTCAAGGTGAAGCGATTCAAGGTGCTCAAGGAACGGATGGTGCTGATGGTGAATCTATTCAAGGCATCCAAGGTATTGCTGGTGAAAATGGTGCTCAAGGTGCTCAAGGAACTCAAGGTAATCAAGGAGATGCGGCTCAAGGAACTGATGGAGCTCAAGGCATTCAAGGTATCCAAGGTAATGATGGACCTCAAGGCATTGATGGTTCTCAAGGTATTCAAGGTACTGATGGTCCTCAAGGTATCCAAGGAATAGGAGGTGAAGGTACTCAAGGTGCCCAAGGTACTGATGGAGCTCAAGGTACTGATGGAGCTCAAGGTACTGATGGCTCTCAAGGCATCCAAGGAATAGGAGGTGAAGGTACTCAAGGTGCCCAAGGCACTGATGGAGTTGATGGAGCTCAAGGTACTGATGGAGCTCAAGGCATCCAAGGTACTGATGGATCTGATGGTGATTCTGTTCAAGGTGCTGATGGTACGCAAGGTATCCAAGGTAATGATGGTGCCCAAGGTATTCAAGGGATAGGTGGTGATGGAGCTCAAGGTCCTGTAGGTCCTCAAGGTGCTGATGGTCTTCAAGGTATTCAAGGTATTGATGGCGGTGAAGGTACTGTAGGTGCTACTGGAGCTCAAGGTCCTGCAGGTCCTCAAGGTGCTGATGGTCTTCAAGGAACTCAAGGTATTGATGGTGGTGAAGGCACTGTAGGTCCTACAGGTCCTACGGGTCCTACAGGATTAACAGGTGCTACTGGTCTTCAAGGTATTCAAGGTATCGATGGCGGTGAAGGCACTGGTGGTCCTACAGGTCCTACAGGTCCTACAGGTCCTGCAGGTGCTACTGGTATTCAAGGTATTCAAGGTATTGATGGTGGTGAAGGCACTGTAGGTGCTACTGGTGCTCAAGGTATTACAGGAGCCACAGGTGTTCAAGGTGCTGATGGTGTAGGTGCAGGTCTAACTGTTAGAACTACAGCTGGTCCTGCTGGTACTGTTGGTGATTCAGTTGATAATCCAAGTATCATTTCATTTGACTCAAATACTGGATTTAGTGTCCAAGGTATTAATAGTGATGAAGTATTTGTTGAATTAGGTTCTTCCTTCGCACCATGGATTGTTGATGGTCAACCTACTCTCACACCTGTTGGTGAAGAAACTATTGAATTTGTAGCTAAAGCTGGTATTGCTATTACTACTAAAAATACTGAGACTGGTACTGGTATTGGACAAGCAAAAGCTATTTACTTCGAATCCACTGGTGGAGGAGGTAGTGGTGCAACTAATGTTGATGAGATACCAACTGCTATTGAGTCAGATGCAATTAATTTAGTTAGTTCTAATGCAGTAGGACTTGGTACTACGGATACATTTTATGTTGCTCAAACTGATTTAACTTACACCAAGAGTACAGGTCAACTTGATATTAATAGTGCGGCAAATGGAGCATCATTACTCTTAAGACAAGGTGGTGATACAACACAACAAATCGTACAACAGGCAGCTGCAGATGGAACCGGTTCTATAAATTGGACAGGTACTGCTGGAAATCTATTCAGTATTTCTAATAACTTAACACAAGGAACTATCTTTGGTGTTGGTGATGTATCTGGTGTTCCTATTATTGATGTAAATGCAGATAGAACTGTTTCACTTGTTCCTGTTAGTGGTGCTGTTGGTGTAGCTTCTACTATTCCTAGAAATCAACCAGAGACTAAATTTGATGTTAATGGAACAATGGTTGCTAATTTCTATCAAAATCCAATTGAAGCAACCGCTGATTATACTCTTCCTGATAATTTCAATACATTTGTTGCTGGTCCTTATACTATTCCAGACGGTATAACTATTGATGCAAGTGCTGCTAATGCAACTTTCTCTGTTGTTTAATAAATAAAAATACTAAATTTGAATATTATGTTTACTGATAGGCGCTGGATAATTATTAATTATGATGAAGTAAGTTCTGTTGATTTTAGTGAATGTATAGAACCAAGTTCAGACCATCTGCGTTTATCAATAAGCACTGTTGCTGGTATAGGAACAACGGCAACTTTCGTAAAATGGGATGGAGAAGATAGAGGATATGATGTAGGATTAGCTTTATCAGCTACAATTGCTGGTGTAGCTACATATTCAGGTCCTTATAATCACGCAGAAATGTTAGGCATTCTAACAGGGACTTCTTGGTTCATTGGTACAGCTGGTACATCTTGATATAAATAAAAGAAAATAAGGAGGCAAGCCGATGCTTACCGTTTCTCTTGTATTTGGTGCTATAATGTGCCAGATGTTCCTCCTCATAGGTGGTGTAATTGGTTATCTAGTTTATGCTAATCAAATTGCCCAAGCTCAAGCTCTCCCTCAACATCCAGAATTTTATGATGAAGACGGCAACGTCATTCCTGATGAAATTCTAGCTATTAGATTTGAAAATAGCTATGATTTTGATGAGGAGTTTGAGGAATGAATAAACTTTTCAGTCAACTGAAGTTTATTATGTTTATCTTATTAATCTCAACTTCTAATCATGACCGAAGCGACAGTAAAGAAAACAAGAACAAGGAAGGCTTCCGCTTCCACCAAAACTACTACACGTAAAAAAACCTCTTTAGAACTTCCAGCTAATCCTTTGATGTTTGAAATTCTTCATTTGGTTTCAAGTCAAAGAAGTAAAGCTAAAAAAATTGAAGTATTGAAGAAGTATGAAAATATTGCTTTGAAATCATTGTTCATTTGGAACTTTGATTCTAATATTGAATCAGCTCTTCCTGAAGGAGATGTTCCTTATTCGGGTTATGATGAGCAAAATGTATATAATGGTACTCTATCAGATAAAATTGCTGATACTTCTAGAGAAATGTATAATGAAGGAAATTTTTCCTTAGGTAATACAGACTCATCAGCAAAAACAACCATTAGAGCTCAAGCTAAAAATCTATATCATTTTGTGAAAGGTGGTAATCAATCACTTTCCCAAACACGTAGAGAAATGATGTTCATTAATCTACTTGAATCTGTTCATCCTCTTGAAGCTGAGATTTTAGTTCTAGTAAAAGACAAAAAACTAACAGAAAAATATAAAATTACCAAAGAAATTATTGTTGAAGCTTATTCAGATTTAAAGCCAAATTTTAATTAACTCTTCTAAATATTAAAAGGTGTGCTATCATACCTGTACGTTCATCTGGAATGAGGATTCCAGACGCAAGTAGGACGTGTGCGGAACGGATTCGTTCATCCTCCGCAAGCGTGGAGGACGCAACCACCGCCCGAAGGAACGGATGCTAATCACATTCATTCTTTTGGAGAACCAAAATGGCTAGAGTTACATATCGTGGTGTCCCTTATGATACCAATCAAAACATACTCAAAGAGTATGCTTATGTAAAACAAAGCGAAGTATATCGTGGCGTTGAGCATACCGAAACCCGTAAAGTGGAGGTAAGACGATGACTGTACTAGAGCTTATCCGTACAAGGTTACAAAGAGAAGAAAAGCTAAAAGCTGCTCAAAAAACTTCTCTAATCAACGGCTTCAAAGCCTGTTGTAAAAAATGATATAGATAGGGAGGGCAACCTCCCTTTTTTTATGTTATAATCTTGGAGCCGACAATTAATTATGGATGTAGAGAAGGTTAAATTTTTAATCCAATCAATTGAACTTCTGATTGATGAAATGAAATCAGAAGTTTATGATAAAGAATTCAAGGTAAGCGAAACAAATTATTCAGAAGATGATACAGAAGTATCAACAGACAGCATCATTCGTCAAATGTTCCCTATTAGTGACACATGAAGCCAGTAAAAGCAGCAGATTTACTTAAACTTGACCCTCTTCAGAAAGTAGAAATGATTAGGTGTACTCCTAATCCCCAACAACTTATCTACATGGGTGGTAAGAATGATTACAGCGAACTTCCCATTGAAGAAACAAACATCCCATTAGAAACTGAATGTGGTGAATGGGTTATTGACCAACTTCTAGCAAATGGTCGTGGTCATTGGGGTCCGCTAGAGCATCCAGCAATTACTTTTAGTTGCTCTGGGTTTGTCCATAATGTAATGGTACAAGCAAGAACTCACCGTGTTGGTATTAGTTTTGATGTCCAATCTCAACGATATACTTGTAAGCGTGTTATTAAGGTAGCCAAAGGTCAACTAAAAGCAAAGGATGTATTCTATGTGCGTCCTCCTGGATTCTATACCAACCGCAAAGGTAAGAAGTATGAATGGACTGAAGAAGATTATTTGAGAGAGCTTGGTAAATGTCTTGCTGCTTGTGATAAGTATGCAGAACTATTTGAGCGTGGTGTTTCAGAAGAACATGCTCGTGATTATCTACCCCAAAATATTCGTCAAAATTTTGTTGTTACCTTCAGTCTTCGTTCTCTCCTTCACTTTTTGGATCTTCGCGCTAAACTTGATGCTCAATTAGAAATTCAAGCACTATGTGAAGCAATGGTTGCGCCTACTAAACTTTGGGTTCCTAAAGTATTTGAATACTATGAAGAGAAGCGTCTTCATAAAGCTCGTCTTGCACCATAAATAAAATTACATATTATTAGGAGAAGTGAATTGGCAACATATCCTGTGATTAATACTAAGACAGGCGAACAAAAAGAAGTTGAAATGAGTGTACACGATTGGTCTCAATGGAAGGATGATAATCCTGATTGGACTCGTGATTGGTCAGATCCTTCTACTTGTCCCGCTTCAGGTGAAGTAGGAGAATGGAGAGATAAACTTGTCAAAAGTAAACCGGGTTGGAATGAAGTTTTGAATAAAGCCGTTCGTGCAACGGGCGGTAAAAACCAATCCATTAGTAAAATTTAATTGTGTAAAATGCCTGCAAGAAGAAAAAGAACATCAGCAAACATTGGCGTCGGTTTAACGACTAAGCAAATGAAACGCAAAAAGCCTATCGGTTCAGAGCTTCTCAATAAAATTGAACCTATAACAGATAACCAAAAAGTTTTATTTGATGAATATGACAAGGGTCAAAACATTGTTGCTTATGGATGTGCAGGAACAGGTAAAACATTTATTACATTATACAAAGCATTGAAAGAAGTTCTAGATGAAAGAACTCCTTATGAAAAAGTTTATATTGTAAGATCTTTAGTTGCTACCAGAGAGATTGGTTTCCTTCCTGGCAATCATGATGATAAAGCTGATATCTATCAGATTCCATATAAAAATATGGTAAAGTATATGTTCCTTTGTGCTTCTGATACTGACTTTGATATGCTTTATGGAAACTTAAAGCAGCAAGAAACAATTCGTTTTTGGAGTACATCATTCTTGCGTGGAACTACTCTTGATAAATCAATTATTATTGTCGATGAATTCCAGAATCTAAATGGTCATGAACTCGATTCTATTATGACTCGTGTTGGAGAAGATTCCAAAATTCATTTCTGTGGGGATGCAACTCAAACTGATTTAGTTAAGTCAACTGAAAAAACTGGTATCATGGACTTTCTAGATATTTTAGAAAGAATGGAATCTGTTAGTAAAGTTGAGTTTAGTTTGGATGATATTGTTCGTTCTGGTATTGTAAAAGAGTACCTAGTAGCTAAACATGAAGCTGGAATTGATTTGTGATATAATAGGATATACTTATCTAACATTTAATGTTTATCCATAATCCTATCAATCTTCCTAAATTAGAAAGAGAAATGATTAATGGCATCAGGTTCTATAAAGTTCCTGGTGCCAATAATGATGTTGTAAAGTTAGCATCTATTACTAGTATTACATCTCATTATAAAAAAGATTTCTTTAATAATTGGAGAGCAAAAGTAGGAGCGGAAGAGGCAGATCGTATTACTAAAAAAGCAACATCAAGGGGTACAGATATGCACACCTTGACTGAACATTATTTAAAGAATGAAGATCTACCCAAAGTTAAAATTCCACTTTCTGAAATTCTTTTTAAAATTGCTAAACCAGATTTAGATAAAATAAATAATATCCATGCATTAGAGGAGGCTATGTATAGCCTTAAGCTCGGTGTAGCAGGAACTGTTGATTGTATTGCTGAATATGATGGCGAGTTAGCTATTATTGACTTCAAAACATCTAAAACACCTAAGCCTCTAGAATGGATTGAAGGTTACTTTGTGCAAGCATCTGCATATGCGTGTATGTTATATGAACTTACAGGCATTAAAGCAGAAAAACTAGTCATTATAATGGCTTGTGAAAATGGCGAATGCAAAGTTTATGAAGAAAAAGAATATAAGAAATACATTAATCTACTCGGTAAGTACATTCGTAAATTTGTAAACGACAACACATGAGCAAAACTGAACTAGAAAAAGTAATAGAAGAAAAATTTGTTACGCCCATAAAATTTTCATATGAAATTGAACGCATTGTTCTAAATGAAAATATGAATTATATCGATGCAATTCTTTACTATTGCGAAAA